CTGCCCGGATGCTGGCGCACGCCTATGCGGCAATCATGCCAACCCAAAAGTGGCAACATTTTGCTCTGCCCTTTGGCTCACTTTTGCTTTGCCGTTGACACATGCGCGCACGCATACCAAATGTGGTCAGCAGCTCAAATCCATCCGTCGCGGCGCTCCGGTAGACCGCCATTGCGCCGGGCCACGGCCTGGCATGGGCGGCGACAAAGGGGCGATGCGCGGGTTGATCTTCGCGCAGCTGCGGCAGATCGAGCAGAACCACATCGGGTGTGCCGAATACCACGGGTGTCGACAATGATGCGGGGCGTGGATCACCGGGCGGCAGATCGTAAACGGCGCGGTCCTGGCGTACGGCGTCGATGCTGCGCAGGTCCGAGTCAGCGATGGAGACCAGCCGCAGTTCCGTCAGGCGACCATCATGATCGAGCAGGATCACGTCGCAGGGATCTAGCGCCAAACGCGAGGGAGGCAGGCGGAACACCGCAGTTTCCCGACCGATCCATGCCTCCATCAGCGCACGACGGCAGCGGCGTTCGGCTTCTTCCGGTGGCACCGCCATCGGGAAGGCCTCGGAGGCGATCCTCGTGGTGTCGACGGTGATGCGCCGGGCTTCGACCTGTGCTGCATCATAATCCTCATCCGCACGTGCGACTTGCCATTTGAGCGCCTGCGGCAGTTCGGTTTCCTGCGCGCGGGTGAGTTCCATGACGTCGCCTTCCGATGATGACGCGACCATCGCGTCGGGCGCGATGTTCATGCTGGCAATCCGACCGCGCATCAGGAACTTGATCCGGCCCTCGCTTTCCACGGCATCGAACCCGAAGTGGCGGGCCAGCGTGGAAATCGAGGCACGCGGTGCTTCCAGCGCCGAAATCACATAGCCTTCGACTGCACCCCAGAGGCCGGAGACATCGATCCGCTCTTCTGGCATTCCTGCGCGCAGGCACAGGTGTCGCACCAGTGCTGCCAGCGATACCGCACCGAGCCGTCCGGTCAGCCAATGCCCGCGCCGCCAGTTCGGACCATCGGTCCAGACATCCGTCAGTTCGGGGAAAAACGGATAGGGCCGCGCGTCCCAAGTCCATGCGGCGCATTCCGGCAAATGTATCATCCGCATGCTGGTCACCGCAGAGATCGGGTTGTTGGTCGGATCGCCCCAGTGGAGATAGGTCGCTTCGAGATAGGCGCGTTGGATCGCGTCGTCGCGCCACCCCCGCGAGAAGTAGGGTGTGAAGCTCTCAGACGACTTTGGATCAAAAAATACGTTCGGCTGGTTGGTGCCCCGATCAATCGCCGGGCAGCCCAGCTCGGTGAACCAGATCGGTTTAGACTGCGGCACCCACGCGGTGGGCGTTCCGCTCTCTACGCCACCCGGGCGGTTGAAATGTGGGTTTTGCCACCAGGATCGCAGATCCTTGAAGCGGTAGACCCACGGCTTAGCGGCGGCACCGTCGGTGATCGGCGTGCGGACCTGCGCGATGCGATCAGCCGGGGTTGCATAGAACCAGTCAAAGCCCTCACCGCCAATGATGTTGGATTGCAGGTAATCCCGGTCGTAGATTGCAGGCGCGAGGCTGGCATCAGCATGATCGAACCCGTCGCGCCAATCCGACAGCGGCATGTAGTTGTCGATGCCGATAAAATCGATGTTGGTGTCGGACCAAAGCGGATCGAGGTGGAAGAACACATCCCCACTGCCGTCGCCCGGCTGGTGGCCAAAATACTCCGACCAGTCTGCGGCATAGCTGATTTTGGTACCCGGCCCGAGGATCGACCGCACGGCCGCTGCCAGATCGCGGTAGGCTTGCACCGCCGGATACGTACTGGCCCCCGAGCGGATCGTGGTCAGGCCCGGCATCTCTGTGCCGACCAGGAAGGCATCGACGCCCCCTGCGGCTTTGCACAGATGCGCATAGTGCAGCACCATGCGACGCAGGCCCCACTCACCGGCCGGGCCGGTCCAGCTAACGCTCTCGCCGGAGATACTGAAACTGCCGGGTGTAGCAGTGCCAAACAAGGCCGAGACCTGCACGGCCGCTGCGGCAGTTTTATCCACCGATCCGGCAAAGCCTGTCGCCGGGGAGCACGTGATCCGGCCGCGCCATGGGAATGCGGGCTGACCCATTGCCGAGGCGTTGGCACTGTAGGGGTTGGGTTTGGCGTTGCCGGGCGGCACATCCATCAGGATGAACGGATAGAAGGTCACGCGCAGACCGCGTGATTTTATCTCCCTGATCGCCTGCACCACCGCGAAATCTGCGGGGGTGCCGCCATAGACAGGGCGACCTTCGGCGTCGCTGCTGATGAGAACCGCACTGGCGCGGCTGACACCGTTGACGACCCAAGACGAGGGTGTCGTCATCTTGACCGCCAGCTCGACGCCGGGCCGCAGCTTGCAGTTCCCTGCACGCAGATCATCACCGAACCACGCCACGACCAGGCTGACGCTTTCCACGGCCGGTGCCATGGATTGCAGCCGATCCAGCGCCACAACGATATCGGCAGTGTCGGAGATTGCATTCAGGTTCTCGGCAACCGTCGCACCACCCGCGCCAAAGGGCCGCTTGACCGAAGTTGTTGCGTAACTGAACTCGCCCGAAGCCGGGATAAGGGTGACCGCTTTGACCAGACCTTCAGCTGTGTCCGCATCCGCCAGCGTCCGGAACACCTCGAAGCTGATCTGCGGCAGGCGGTTGCCGAAGCCGCTGAGGTCCAGTTCTTCAAACACGACATAGGCCGTGCCGCGATAGGCGGGGGTGTTGGCCGCGCCCATCTTGGCGGTGATAAACGGATCGGGGGTCTGCGCCTCATCGCCCGGATACCAGCGCCAGGTAACGCCGCTCATATCCATCGGTTTGCCGTCGGCCCAGACACGGCCAATGCCGGTGATCTCGCCCTCGCACAATGCGACGGCGAAGCTGGCATAGTACAGATATTCGGTCGTCGTGACCTTCGCGCCGCCCCCGCCACCCTTGCCGCCACCTTGGGTCGTGGTTGTGGACCGGGCCTCCTCGCGGAAATCCGTGGCCCAGATGATGTTACCACCAACGCGCATCCGCCCAAAAAGGCGCGGGATTACGGCCCCTTCGGTCGCAGAAGTGATACGCAACCCGTCAAGCCGTGCACCTTCGATGCGTTGGGCGGGCGCGAGGGAGGAGACGATCCACTCGTCGACCAAGGACCCGACGCTCGATCCGATGAAACCCCCGATTGTGACCGCGCTGACACCAAGCAGGGTGCCGCCGATGGAGCCACCGATTGCAGCGCCAGCAGCGCCGAGTACAATAGCTGCCATGTCAGAACTTTCAGATGCTGCCGGAGGGTGGAAACAGGAAGGCGAAGGCAATGCGCCGCCGCCAGACAGGGGTCAGGACTTCCTCGACGACGCCCAGCCGTTCATAGGAGTGGATGAAGCGGTCAGGCGCGGTCACGATCCCGACATGCTTGGCGATGGCGCGCGGTGCCATGCGGAATAGGACCAGTGCGCCGGGACCTATGTCAGTTAGTGCAACCGGGATCATCATGCGTCGTGCCCCGTCCGCGAGCACCTCGCGGGGTCCAGTCTCGCCCCAATCACGGCTGTAGGGCGGGATCGTGAAAGGCTCATTGCCGACCACCTCTCGCCAGACGCCGCGTGCCAGCCCGAGGCAATCACAACCCACGCCGCGCAGGCTGGCTTGGTCGTGGTAGGGTGTGCCCAGCCAGCTGCGTGCCGCGGCGACGACGAGGGCAGGATCTGATGTCATCACAACACGCCGCCATCATGGCCGCCGTCTTGGCTGACATAGCGCAGAACTGCATCCTGCCCTGGGATGTTCGGGAACCCGCGAAAGTTGGCGGTATTGGCGAACTTCGCGCCACAGGTGGCGATGCGCTTGTCGCAGCCCGCCCGCGCGATGAAGCTGTCTCCCTCGGCTATGGCGCGCACCGGCGCTTCCAGCAGGGTCAGGGTCGCGATGGCATCGGCCAATCCGTGGGCCAGCACTTCGGTGATGCGCCCTGTATTGGCGCCGCTGGTCCATGTCAGGGTGCCTGAGGCGAACCAGCCTGCCTCGAATGCCGACAGCCCCGAGGTCATGAACGCCCGGTCGCGCAACAGGTCGGTGATCACCCCCGTGCCCTTGTAGGCGCCGTTGTCTAGATCGATCCCGCAGCGCACATCGCCCAGCGCGGCATCGCACCCCGCCTGAAACGTCCGCCCGACGGTCTGGCCCAGCACATGCGCCAGCGACCGTACCTCCGCGACGAAGGCCATACGGCCGCGCCGGATTTGACCCACAGCACCGCGCCGCATCAGCACCCGTTGGCTCGGGTCGGCCCAGTTCACGCGCCACAACTCCACAGCAGCGTTGTCCCAGCGCCCGTCGAGAATGTCGGTCTCCGTGATCCTGTCCGAGGTCAGCACTCCGCTCGCATCCTGCGCATCGACGGCCAGATCGGAGCCCGAGCGGATTTCTGAGGCGGCAAACCCGCTTTCGGGCTCAAACTCAGTGCCATCGAAACTGAGGGCGCAGTCATGATCGGTGAAACCCAGCGCCATGCCATCCGTCCGCGAAATCCGCCAGCACCATGACAACGTAGTGGTGCCATCGTCCAGATGGGCCTGCAGCGCTGGAGAGAGGAATTTCATCTGCGGATCTCCAGCAGCGGGATGGAGGTAATCGAGCCCAGCCGTTCAATGTCGAGGGTGACGTCGAGCGTGTCGGTGTCGAAGCGGACAGGGACATCAAACTCGAAGCCTGCGGTGATTGCGACGCCCGCACCGGGAGCGGCATTGAACGTGACCCTGCCGGTCGTTGTGTCGACGCTCCAACCTGTCATCTGCTCGACCCCATTCAAAGCCACCCGGATTGTGCCCGCGACGGGTTTGGCAATCGCGCGGGTCCAGCTCTGTGCGCCGGAGGTATAGCGTTTCAGGAGTGCGAAGGTGGTGACGGCACCATTGCCGGTGCCAATGGGCTGGTCGGTGGGAGCGACCGCCTGCGACGGCAGGCAGGATTTGTAATCGGCCCAGTCCTTATAACGGAAGCCATGCAGACGAGCGTTGCGGGCTTCGAAGAAGGCGACGACCGCTGCCAGATCATCTGCGCGGCGAATGCCGTAGGCCACGTCAAACCGCCGCCGCGAGTTGGCCCAGCTAGCGTTCCGCTCCTCGTCTCCAGAGGCCAGTTCAACGATCTGGGTGCGTCGCTCTGGCCCGCCGCGCGCACCCCGGCTGATGTTGTCGGGGAAGCGCACTTCATGAAACGCCATCACATGCCCCTCCGACCGAGAGATACGGCGCGAGCGATATCAGCTGCCACCTGTGTGCGGGATTGCCGAAAGCTTTCGGCATCGCGGGACATGATCGTGACGTTGACCGTCGGGGCGGAGGATTGCCCTTGGCCATAGCCAGCCGCTTCCCTGCGCGACAGAACCCGCTCGCCGCGTTGCAAGATTGCGGGCACCTCGTCAGGTTTCAGCCCGGCCCAACCGCCCGAATGCATGCGCGGGGCTCCCGCGAAGGCCATGGCAGGCACCATCCGGCTGCTACCCGCGACGCCAACTGTACCGCCAGAATGCAGGATGTTCGCGAACAATCCACCTGCACCGCCAAACGCGCCCGACAAGGCATCGGCGATGGGGCCGAGAATAAAGCGCCGCGCAGCAAGTTTGGCCAAATCGGCAATCATCGAAGTGACGAGGCCGCTGAAGTCCAGCTTGCCGGTCTTGACGAAGTCGCCCACGGCGTTTTCCGCGCTCTGGAACGCCCCGACCAACGTCTGGCCGATATCGCCACCGATATCGCGGGCCTTGGCTGCATATTCAGCAAGAGCAGCCGTAACCGCGCCCCAGCCAGTGGCAGCTTGGTCCGCACCCTCGGCGGCTGCTGCCCCGGCTGCGCGCGCAGCAGCACCTGCACTACCGGCAGCGGCGGCAGTGTCATCAAGTTCGACGCCGAGTGCGTCTGCCGATGTAGCAGCATCTGCAAGGGCTGTTTCGGCCTCGGTCCCAGCGTTGGTCATCGCGTCGCGCAGCGCCTCCCAACTTGCCAACGGGCGACCAGCCGCATCGGCCAGCATGCCTGCTGCCTCGCGGTAGCCGTTGGCCCGGGCGCTGGCATCGTCGGCCGCCGCCCCAAGGCCCAGATCAGGCGCATCGACGTAAGTTCGCCCCAGTGCTGCCGAGAATGCGTCGGCTGCCGCAGCACCGGCTGCTTCGGCCGCACCCGCAAAGGGGTTAGCGATGCCGCCGAGCGTCACCGGATCGAGGGTGCCGATCCGAACCCCGCCTTCGCCGGTGGCCCATTCGGGGAGCAGGTCCAGTGCGGCGTTGAGCGTCGTGATAAATCCGTTGATCCGGGTGACGACCCCGTTCAGCATCGACTCCACACCGCTGATCAACCCGTTCGCCGCCTGAAACGCGAAGTCGCCGATGGCACCGGGGAGCTGCCCCCAGATCGCCTTCATTGCATCGAACGCGCCCTGGAAAACCGCAACCGACCGGTCGCCAAAGCTGAACACACCGCTGATGGCACCATCGAGCGCAGTCAGTGCGGTGGCCTTCATCCCCTCCCAACCTGCGGCCATCCGCGCCAGTGCTGCATCAAGCGCCAGGCCGATGCGGCTCCACACCTCGGAGGCGAGGTCGGAGAGCAAACCCATCGCGTTACCAAAGCCACCGGCACCGGCCATAAGCCGGGTGAACTGATAGACCAACTCGCC